TATCACTTTAATTGGCAGGCTTTAGAGAGGAAACATGTTTTCCCGAAATAGTTTAGTGCGAGTGGTGCGAGGGTGCACTGCGGCGCGGAGCGATGACCTAGTAGGTAGGGTCGTTGTCCGTCTCGAAAGCTGGAGAAATCTAGTGAAGATGCCCACATCGTGATATACTATGTAAAATCGTAAGAGCAGAGCGCAGACTGAACAAGGTCCACTGGGGAGTGGACTTGTTCCTGTAGCTAGTCGCCGAATCATCACCGGCGCCGAGTTTTGAGCCTTCTCAAACACCTCCTTTACCCCTTATGAATTAAGTTTAATACCTACTATAGATATGGACGCAAATCAACAAGATTATTTACAACCATCAACCCCACCAAAGACCGCCGAAGAGCAACAAAACCTTGAAACTTTAATGACCGAAGAGCAACGAAAAGCATATCATGAATCCATTAAAGCCCGTTCTTGGGCTTATCGTACAAAGCAAAATATAAAGATTGGATTTGAAAACTTTGGAAATGCTTTTGCTAGATATGGTTACATTGGATCAATTGCAGGATATTTTTCTGCCCTCACTACAGGTGTGATTTTATCTGTTTTAGTGAGTTTTACTTCCCCTTGGTTAGCAATTTCTGGAATGCTTTCTAATTTTGGGACTGCTGCTTTCTTTGGTTTGGTAGGGACTACTGCGTACTATATTTATGGAAAAATGGAAGAAAAAATGGATAAATTTACTGAAGCAGTTAAAACACAAGCTCAAAGTGTTACTACAGCTGTTAAAAATTTAGACCCTGTCCATAAAACCACCTCTGGGATTAAAAAGGTGGCAAACGGAGCAGTTGCTGCTGTTACTCCTGGCTTTAGCTGGTTGAGAAGAAAAATAAGTAATTTAACTGTTGTTCAGTGGATTGCTTTGTTCGTGACTGCTTTTTGTTTGGGTGGAATGTTTGCGATTAATAAGTGGAAAGTTAAATTAGAAAAGAAACTTAAAGTCCATTTCGCAGACGAAGTTGATAAAGAAATCAAAAAGAAGCATGTGAAAGAAGCATTCATGAAAATTGAAAACAAAGCTAGTTTGTTTGTTCAAGTTGTTGAATGGCTTCTTAGGGGTATTGCTGTTTTATCTTTTTTTATCTGTACTTGGAGCGAATTAAGCAAAATTGTTCAAAGTACCCGTTTGATTGAATGGGTTATGAAGCTTATACCAGGTGCAAATAAACCCCGCTACGGGTTTGATAAAGTTCAAAAAGAAGTGAGCAAAACCTTTAAGGAGGATTTAGAAGCAATGAAAGCAGCCTCCGATCTCACATCTGAAGAGGTTCAAGAAGAATCTTTAAAATCAACTCCCAGATCACCAACAAATAATACCAAGACAGAAGATAAAGAAACTGTTCAATCTAACACTCTGAGAGATGTTTATGCCTGGGATCAAATTAGTGACCTAACCTTTGAAATGTTGCATTATGCAGCTTGGTCACGTGATGCTATTGAAGCTAAAGAATTCCCTAAAGCTTGGAACAGTGTAATTGTTAAACAATTTAATGATTTTCTTACTGTCTGTCCTGAAGCTCCTGTGCTCAAAGCTTTCCGTGAAATCAAAGCCTTTACTTTGACTGTTCGATCTGAAGTGCCTGGTAAATTTTATGATGTTACTTCAGCCTGGAAAAGAGCTTATCCTCAAACCAAGTTTTTGAAACAAGCTTGGGAATTGCACAAGATGAATGAAGAAGAAATGAAAAATGTTTCTTCCCAAATAGAATCTGAACCTGAGGAGAAAGAGAGCACTATCCCAAAATCAATTAAAACTCCATTACCTATCATGACTCCTGAAGTTTTTCGCGCTATGCGTGCCAATAATGCTTCAGTTGTTGCTAATATGAAAAACCAAACACCTATCAAGATATCCGAAATTCAAGAAGAGGAAGAAAGTTTATTTGGTGCTTGTATCTTTGATCAAAAACAAGCCATAACTGGTCCTGGTCTTCTTGGGATGAGTTTAGGTTTAGGTATTGGTATTGTTGGAGTTTTTCTTTCTTATTTGATTGTAAATGCAGTTCTTGAGTTGTATACTCGCCGCATTCTTAAGAAAGTTGTTAAGAAAATTGATTGGGAGAAAGAATTTGAAAAATTGCCCACTTGGAAGAACTTAGACGCTGATCAAAAGAAGAAAATTTTAACGGGAAAAGAAAGCATGATTCGAAAGAAATTAGAAGAACTTGCTAATGCTGTTGTGAAGAAAGTTTCACCAGAAGTTCCTGTGAATGAAGAAAAAGATCAAACCGAGACTGATCGTCCAAAGAAAGAGGCTAAAAAGAAAAAGAAAAAAGAAACCCCAAAAAGTTCTGAAAAGGAAAGTACAACTGCACCAAACACTGAAGATGAACTCCAGAATGTTCAAAGTGCTTGTGAAACGTCCGGAACTGATCAAAAAGAGGGTTCAGGAAAAATGACTCGCCATCGGGGTGGAGGTAAAGGTAGAAAAGGAGGTGTCAAATCTCAAAAACAACCTAAAACACAGAAAATTGATAAACCACCCCCAAAAGAAAAAGAAGTCATCTTAGATACACGTGCTTTCCCTGAGCGAATTAAATATGTTCCTATGTATCGTTATGCAGATGAAATTGATCTTGCCAAAGATTGGAAAAAATTTAATGTTCTAGCTGTGGAAAATGGGAAAGACAAAAAGTTTGATTCAATTTACTCTGAAGCATTTCAACGCTTTGTTCAAAACTGGCGCAAGCGCTATGGAACAAACACCGAAGTATGGGTATCAGTTGAACCCAAAGACGCACAAGGTCGTTGGGCGGATTCTCACAAAGTCCGAATTATTCCAGCTACTGGTTTAAAAACTATGCTCAAGAAGGGATACAAAGCTCCAGCAGTTTCACCCGCTGATATTCCGAAAGATGAAGATATTAATATTAAAATCTTAAAGAATGAAGGCCGTGAATTTAAAAATGCCCGAAATCAAACTAAATTAACCAAAAAGCATTATGATGAAGAACGTGAATTAGCAAATCGATTTTTAGCTATCACTCATCATCCACCTGGAATTCCACGTGGAAATGCTGACCGTATTGCAAATTTAGCCAAATTGCGAAAAGATGTGGCGGAACTTGAAGAATTAGAAAAATTGAAAAAGAAAGAAAGTGTTCCGAGACCTGTCACACCTGAAGCAACTTTGGGTCAAGTTGAAATTGATGATGAAAAAATCAATAAAATTCGTGATTCCATGTATCGTGTAGAAACCTTAGACGGACAGTTCGTAGCTTACGCTCCTGTAATCAAAAACCGTGTATGGTTAAAAAGACACTATTTTGATGCTGAACATGCAAATACCAAAGATCTCAAATTGGTAAATCGCAAAACTGGAAACACTTATGATATCAATATTGAAAAATCTAAGAAATTAGATGAAGAAGGGGATGACATTTCCTTTCAAAATATTGAAAATTTGCAATCAATCAAATGGAGAAAAGCTGATGATGCCAAAGATAGAAAAGTCATGCTCATAACCCACGGAAATTTTCAGCCTGGAATTACTCACCAAATTTTGGAACGCAAGATGTATTATGATTGTTTGAGTAAGAATGGGCACTGTGGAGGTGTTGTAATATCGTTGTTAGATGGAGCTGCTATTGCTATTCATGAAGGCACAGATGGCCGTCAGAATTATGGTTCTTTAAGCCCTTCTTTTTCCATTACAAAAAACTGATTAGGCATAGACTCTGGGAAGACGTTGTTTTATTGGATAATGAAATAATGAATGGTGTGCTTGCATGCTATGAAAATATTCCGATAAAATACCATCCTGACTTCCCAGAGCCTGAAGACTTTCAGGCCTATACAGTTTTAAGTCCTAATCTACGTTATTTAGGAAAGGTAGATAGGCATGTCCGACAGAAAACTAAACGTTTTCGTGATCCTTATTTTTGTTCATATTTACTTGAAAAAGGAATTGATGACCCTGTCCTGAAATATGGCTGGCAAGTTACTGTTGCTACTAGGGAAACTAATATCAAAGACCTTTGTAAATATGGAAGACCTATGACTCATCTTGGCTTTGATTTAGATGCTTATGAGGAGGCCGCAAAATGGATGGACACACATTTGGGTAAATATCTGGATGATTCTTTGATGATGTCTTTTGATGACGTCATAGCTAACATAGAAAAACAACCGAGTCCAGGTTATCCTTGGAACATCTTGTATACCACTAAAGATGCTTTCCTAAAGTCCGATCATTATTCATTTGTTGAAAAATACTGGGAGGCTTTACACACAGAGAGACCCTATATTTCTCTATGGTCTGTGGCCCCAAAAGAAGAATTGCGTACAAATGAAAAAGTTCGTGAAAAGAAGATTCGAACCTTTGTTGTTGGACCAATTGAACATAATCTTTGTATGAATCGTTTGTTCATGGATCAAAACATGAGGTTTTACTCATTGGCTCAAGATGGTTTGGCAAACCACACTGTTGGGCTTAACCCCTTTCTCGGAGGATGGAATAATTTCTTTGAACGCCATGCCAAGTTCGGAAACCATTATGAGAAAGATTACGGTAAATGGGACTCCTCAATCAACAAGATTATGATGCATTATCAATTTGAGTTTCGATGGAAACACATGCATCCAACAATTAAAGCTGATGCTTCTTTACGACAAAAAGCAGTGGAATTATACCGTCAAATGCTTGAAGCTCCGGTAGTTCTTCCATCAGGTGAAATTTATCAAAAATTCACTGGCCTAAACACAGGTTGCTCAAATACCATCACTGATAATACTATGATAAATATGAGAAATGAATTTTATTTTTTCATCAAAAAGAGAAAAGACAGGGGTGAAACGTGGAAAGGAGATGATCTTTATCATTTCTTCATGGAAAATGTTCGTTCTGATTGCCATGGAGATGATAATCTTACGTCCTACGATGACAATATGATACCTTACTTCAATTTAGAAGAAGATCAACTCTTAGCTTGGAACATAGGTTTAGACCTTAATGAATGGAAACAGACTAAAGACAAGTTCGAAGTTGTTTACATATCCCAACACACACACCAGTGGGAAGGCATGTACTTCCCTTATCCTGAAACAAATAGAACTTTGTGCTCAGCAGCTCTTGCTACGACAAAGATTTCTGAAGCCTTTTCTTTTGCAAGGATCTTCCAATTGTATCTTTTAGCATTTTGGAATGATGAAGTAAGATTAATTCTTAGACCTTTTCTTGAGGGTTTAAGAAAGAAACATCTTACCAATTGCACTTTAGAATGGAAAAATGCTCTCACAATGTATAAAACTGATGAACAAATACTTGCCTTCTATGCTGGTTTTGAAAGCGCTAATGGTTCCTTTGTTAGTTTTTTCAAAGAATCTGACCTGGTCCAAAATTTCATATAGGTGAAGCTTAAATGTACTGCCTATATAAAGAGATCTATGTACTCTTTACTAGCATTATGAGATATCACGGAAATTATTGTGGTCCTAATTGGAGCGCAGGTAAACATCAAGAATCAGTGATTGATAATAACGTTCCCGCAGTTGACGAATTTGATCAAACTTGCTTGGAACACGACGCTAAATACGCACAATACCGAGACGACACCTACGAAGGAGAAGTTGATCTCGACGAAGCTGACGAAGAATTTTATCGTCAAAATTACGGAAAATCATTCAAACGAACCGTTGCAGCTATTGCAGTCAACATGGCTCGAAGAGGTGGAAGAAAGAAACCCTCAAAGAAGAGAATTGCCAAAACCGTTAAGAAAGAAGTTAAGAAAATGGTGCCGAAAGTCCGCCGCATGGCTAAACCAAGACGTTCCGGTATGGTGGTTGGACTGGCTCGTAAAAGACCCCAAGGACGGCAAAAAGGAATGAGAATAAGATCTAAAGGTGGAGATGTTGTCATCCTATCTGGTCGTGATTTTTATTCAGCAGTTAGTGTCACCAGCACTCAAGCTCAAGGTGATACTTTGCTTTCAATTGATATGAATCCAAATTCCTTTACCAATTCACGTTTGGCTATTTTCGCAAAACTTTATGAAAAATGGCAAATAATAGATTTCAGGGTGGAGTATAAAGCATCTTGTGCTGTTGATACTTCTGGTGCTTTAGTTCATTATTTTCACCCAGATTATTATGACTCACCTGGTGTTGGTAGTCAAGCTATTAATGTAGCATCATCCTCTTCAAATTTCCGTGAAATGCAAGTTTGGCAAAATTCAATTTTAGGTTATAGACCTGAAAGAAAGATGCCTGATATGTACACTAGTGAAAATGGCACAGATAACCGTTTAGCTTCATACGGTCATTATTATTTACTTGCTGCCACCAATTTTAGTGTTGCTAATCCAATTGGTAATGTTTTCGTTCATTACAAAATTAGGTTCATGAAACCAATCAATGAAACTACCTCAGCAACAACTTTAGCTGAATACACTGGGAATTCCCCAAGTACTTCAGACTATATTGGAAGTTCTATTTCACAAGTTTCAGGAAGTTATGGTTCTTTTATCACCAAAGGAGGAACCAATTCAATTAACTTTCAACAAACAGGCACTTATTTTGTTATATTTGTGTTCAATGCAACTTTCGCTTCTAATGGAGGTGGCATAGTTATTAGTTCAGGTTCTTCTGTTTCATACAGTCAAGAGACGGATGTTCTATGTGCAACTACAACTACAAGTACTATTATGAAATGTAAAATAGTTTGTACAGCAATTGGTCAATATTTGACTTTGTCCTATACGACCTTTGCTCCTTCTTCAGTTTCGTCTTGTAAGATTTATATTACACCTGCCTTTACGGGAATGACGAAGCCAGAAAGTCCACAAGACATTCAAAATTTACGCATAAGTGAACTAGAAACACAAATTAAGCAATTAATGAAATTGAAAATTGCGGAAAAAGAACGCATGATAGAGGAGGAATACAATCCCAGGCGACCTGGCCACTCCTCTCGTTCCCAATCTCCTACAAGGAGATTTCCTTAGTCTTTGGGGGACGCCCCAAAGCAAAATACAAAGGTTGTTTTGAAACATTGGAAAACAATAGAAAGGATTTTTCAACCTTTGTTAGAATATTTACAAAATTCCTTACCGTTGCAGCCCTTGGACCAGAAAGAAAGAGAGATCTGGGATTACATTGGAGACTATTATCAAGTAGTTTTCAGTAAAGGGAAATTAGACGATGAACAAGCTGGTCTTAGTGACTACTTGAAAAAGCATGCCCCAAAAGACATTATTGAAGAAATGCCACAAACATGGTGTTTTAGCAAGAAATGGAATGCTTTAAGATGGGCTGTTATGGCGCGATATCGTGAATCTTTAAAGAAAGCACGATTAGTTCAACACTCTTATCTCACAAACATGAAGAATTATCAGTTTATGTATTTTGCTAACTATATTTTCTTCTTCGTAACACTCATTTATTTTGAGTTTTACCAAGGTGAGCTTAGGCTCCCTGATGAGTTTGAGAGTGCAAATGCACTTTATGACGCTATAGGCGAAGCCCTTATGTTCTTTCACACTTATCTCTCTTTAGCAACAACTAAATCGGAAGTCGAACCTTTATCCCAAAGTGAATCCGAAGAAATTATTTGCAAATTTGGAGAACTTGAAATCTAAGTTCAGAAGACCCAAGCA